CGATAACAACTGGGGAATCACATACGATGCTGATTTAATTCCTATTGTTGAGCTAATCGTCAACTCACCACTTGATACAGGAACTAATCCTTAATATCATTAAAGTGTGGTCATCAAACCTCATCAAATATTGGTGGGGTTTTTTCTTTACGCTACAATAAAACTAAATTACTTTAATAATCGTGGCAGCTACTATAGACGCAACAATAAAAGGAGCAAATGCTAATAGCTATGTCACATTAGCTGAAGCAGACTCATACTTTGAAACTGTTCCCAGTTCTACTCAATGGGATAATAAACAAGATGATAAAAAGAATAGAGCACTAATAGCAGCTACAAGATGGATTGATACTTTAGTCTTTTATGGAGATAGATGTGATGACGACCAAGCCTTAAAGTTCCCACGAACTAATTATCAGGTTGATGGAGTTGAACTGGCTTGTACTTTAATTCCACAGAATATTAAATATGCACAGTTTGAATTAGCTTTTGCCTTGGCAAATGATACTGATGCAATTATTGGTAGTAGTGGAACTGATGGTAATTTTGAAGAAGTAAAACTAGGAGATATTCAAGTTAAATACAATACAAAGAGTCAGGGTACTGGTTCTGTTAATAATGTATTTGACGTATATCCGTGGTTACAAAGTTATTTAGGAGCTTATGTTCTTGGAGGAGCAGGAAGTTTTCAACTTAGGGTGGTTAGAGGATAATGGCAGGTCAATTAGATTCATTATTAAAGAATGTAGCTAAACAGGTTGTAGCTGATCTTGGAGCGTCTTTAGATTCAACTATTATTTATACAAAAAAGGCATCAGGAAGTTATAACACAAGTACAGGTGTCTATTCTACAAGTGACACTGCTTATAGTTTTGATGCTCCTGTTGAGTTTGTTATTTCTACTGAAGATGATGGTAGAGAAAGAAGAGAAGCAAAGGTTTATATAACACCTGATTTGATAGGAGATAATCAACCTGATTTTCAAGATGAAGTTACATTAACTTATGCTGGATCTACAAGAGTAGGACAGATAGTTAATATAGATACAAGACAGGGTGGACAGACTTATCTGTTTACTTTATTAGTGAGGTTCTGATGGCTAGAAGTAAAGGTATTGCAAATATAGAAAGAGATCTTACTGGAAATTTACAGCAAGACTTCAATACTTTTATAAGAGCAGCTTTGTCTGATTTGTCTAATCAAGGACCACAAAGATATAGTCCTGTTGATACTGGTTTTTTTGTTTCTAGTTGGACAGCTGGTACGCAAAGACCTAGACCTGATGAAGCTAGAGAATCAGTTGCTCCTTGGAGTAATATTAAGCCAAGAAGAAGAGGAGATCAAAAAAATCCACAAGCTGTAATTGAACCTAGATTTATAGATAAAATTAATTATAATTTCAAACCTTTTTCTAAAGTATTTATTGGAAATAGATCACAATATGCTGCTAGAGCTTTAGCTTCTCCAAATAGTGAAATACCTATATATGTTCAAAATATTATTGGTAAAAGAATTAATGAAATATTTAACGAGAAGAAACCTAAAATCGGAGTTGCCACGTTTGGTACTGGAGTTAGAGGAGAACAAACAAATGTTAAATTTAAAGCAACTGGTATTGGTAAATTTAGTGATCCTACTTCAGTATTTGTTGATTACACTGATTTATGACTTTAGTTAACACAAGAGCAGCTTTTGAAAAGGCAGTAACAGACGCAGTTGCAGCAGTAGATGCTACTGTTGAAATGGTTTATGACAATATGGTTTATAAAACACCTGGAAAAACTAAAAAATATATTCTTATGTCAGTTGATTTTGCACAGGCTACAACTCAGACACAAGGAGCATCACAGGATTTTTATTCTGGTGTTATTCAATGTAATATCTATGTTCCAAGAGGTAAAGGTAGTTCAACTTTATCTGCTTTAGGAGAAGCTGTTATTGATGGACTTACTTCTGTTAATGCTTCTGATTATACAGATACTTTTAGTTGTGATCCTAGAGTATTGGATGTTGTCGGCCCTGCTCCTATTGAATTAGATGATTCTTCACACTTTCTTGGCTTAATATCTTGCCAATTTACCGCAAACGCTTAGTATACTAATAATAGCTACATATTAACATGACAAGAGCAGTTGATCTTTTAAGAAACAAGTTTGGAGTTTCTCAACTTTATAAACATGATGTAAAACAAGATGATGAGATTATCTTTACTGTCTATTGGCATCCATTAACTATTGCAGAAAGAGAAGCTATACAAAAAAAATCATCAGATGATGTGAATGATTATGCTTTACAAATGATGATAGAAAAAGCATTAGATGAAGATGGCAAAAGAATTTTTCAAGATGGAGATAAGGCTTCACTTAGAAGAGAAGTTGAAGTTTCTGTTCTTGAAGAAATACAATTAGCAATGATTAATGCTGGTGCTGATAAGGGGGTATCAGAGGCTAAAGCCGATTTGAAAAGCTAATAATGATTGGAAGTTTATATTTTCATTAGCAAAAGAACTAAAGAAAACTGTAGCTGAGTTATGCCAGACTCTTACCATTGAAGAGATGATAGGTTGGGCTGCTTATGCAGAAATTGAACATGAAGATTTTGAAAAACAAAGAGAACAAGCACAAAAAACTAATGCTTTAAGAGGCAAAAGAAGGTAATATAGAGAAAATGTTTTAATTTTTATAGCAAGTGGCTAATTATAACGTAGATATTGCTGTTGCTTTAAAAGGTGCTAAACAATTAACTTCTTTCAATAGAGAAGTTAAGGCTACAACTACAAATATAGATGCTTTTGCTAAACAATTAAGATCTGCTGCAAAAGATCAAGGTTTATTAGTAAAAAGTTTTGATAATTTAAATCAAGTTTTATCAAAAGCTAAAAGTAATTTTAATGCTGCTGCTTCTGGTACGAGTTTACAAGAGAAAGCTGCAAGACAATTAGTACTTGCAGAAAAACAACTAAATAAAGAATATAAACAAAGAGAAAAATTATTAAATAATTTAAGAACTTCATTTACTCCAATGCCTTTACCTGGTTCTGGTGTTGGATCTGATCCTGTTGCAAAATCTATAAAACGTAGAAGAAGAAAACTAGCTGGTAATCCACAAGCATATTCTTCTCCAGTTGGACCTTTTCAAGCCTCACAGCTAGAAATGATACCTGGTTTTGGTATGGGCAGCTTGCAAGGTCAATCATCTCCAGTAGGCGATAGAATTGCAAAAGCATTAGAAAATGAAAAGAAACTTGTAAAAGATGTTGAAGCTATAAGAGGAAGAGCAAGTAAAAAAAGAGCAGCCAATACAAAACGTCAGTTATCTCTTGAAAAAAGATCAAATGCTTTTGTAAAAAAAGCAATAAAAGAAGAAACTGCATTAAGAAAAAAAGCAGAAGCAGAAGCAAATAAACTTGCAGAAAAAAGAAGGGCAAGAAGGCAAAAACTTGGAAGCACGGCTAGTAGTGCAATCATTGGTGGAGCTTTTCCTTTATTATTTGGACAAACAGGTGCAGCAGCAGTTGGTGGTGGAATTGGTGGTGCAGCAGGTGGTTTGATTGGTGGTCAATTTGGTTTTGCCTTATCTATTCTTGGTACTGCAATAGGTTCTGCTATTGATAAAAATGAAAAATTCAGACAATCCCTTGCTGTTTTAAATGTGCAATTTAGTGCCACAAGTGGAGGCACTCAAATATTAGCTGCTGATGTCGATAAATTAGCAAAAAGACTTAGTGTGACAAAAGAAGAAGCGATTGCAGCTTTAAGTGCTTTTAGAGAATTTGGCTCTGGTTCGGTAGCAAAATCTTTAGTCAGTATTTTTGGTACTGATTCTGGTGCATTTGATACTTTAGCAGCAACAAATAGACAAGCTGCATTAGCTCAACAAATATTTCAAGCAAGAAAACAAATAGGTAATCAAGTTGCAAAACAACTATTACAACAAAATTTAATTAATGATAGTTCTACTATTGAATTAGCTTTAGCGGAAGCAAAAGCAAAAGCAGCTAATGATGAAGCTATTGCAAAAGCCAAAGTTGTTACATTTACAGATCAATTAGCAGCTAGTGCTGCTGCTCAAGTTGGCAGACCCGTTGATGTAAACATTTTTGGAGAAGAAAGAGCACAGAAAATACAAGAAGAATTTGATAAAAATAGATCAAAAAGATTGGAAGATTTTAAAAATTCATTGAAAGAAGTTCGAGAATTGCTTGGCCTTGTTAATGAGGCTAATGGTCAATTTGGACAATCAGGAGTTTTAGCTTTTTCTGCTATTAACGATAAAGTAAAAAATTTACAAGATGAGATGAAAATGTTGCAAGATCCAATCAGATTAGCAATAAATTTATCAGATGTTATGGGAGCTTCATTTGAAGAATCATTTAAAGGAATTATCAAAGGAACAATGACAGTTGCAGATGCGTTTAGAAGTATGTTGAATCGTATTGCAGATGTTTTCTTAGATACTGCTGCAAGAATGTTAGCTAATCAGTTTCAGCAGGGAATATTGGGTTTATTTGGTAATTTATTTGGTGGTTTTAATGCGTTTAATTCTGTTGGAGATCCAGCTATAACAGGAGCATTTTCTAGTAGTGGTTCAAGTATTCCCTTTGTTGTACCAAATACACCTCTTGTTCCTGGTTTAGCGAATGGAGGTATGGCTAAAGGTGGTAAATCTTATCTTGTAGGAGAACGTGGTCCAGAATTATTTACACCAGGAGTTTCTGGTATGGTTACACCAAATCATCAATTAGGTGGGATGGGAGGAACAAATATTGTTGTTAATGTAGACGCATCAGGTTCTAATGTTGAAGGTGATGAAGATGAAGGTAGAGCTTTAGGGGTTGCATTATCAGCAGCGATAGAATCAGAATTAATTAAGCAAAAACGACCTGGAGGTTTACTTGCATAATGGCTACTTTCCCATCAATCACACCAACATACGGACAACAAAAAAGATCCGCACCAAATACTAGAACAGTTCGTTTTGCTGATGGCTATGAACATAGAATATTATTTGGACTTGCTGCACATCAAAACCCAAAAGTTTATAATTTTACTTTCAACGTATCAGAAACAGATGCGGACACCATAGAAGGTTTTCTTGATAGTAGAGCAAATGATAGTGCCAGCTTTACTTTCACTCCACCAGGAGAAGGGTTCACAAAGACAGGAACTTATTCTCAATCAGGTACTACAGTAACAATTACTATCACAAGTCATGGTGTAGCTGTAGGAGATGAACTTACTATTGACTACACAACTGGATCGGCAACTGATGGTACATTTCTTGTCGCCTCGGTTACTGATTCAGATGTCTTTACTGTTACGGCTGCTGCCAGTGCTACCAATAGCGGTAATGTTTCGATTACTTTATCGGGTGCTGGTCAATATGTTTGCGAGGCTTGGAATAAATCTATACCATATAACAATAGAGCAACAATTCAAGCAACATTTAGAGAGGTGTTTGAACCATGAGCAGTTCTGCTATTGTTAGCAATCTTCAAAATACAAATCCGTCAGCAATAATTGAATTATTTACCTTACAACTTGATAATAATTTGCATGGTGCTACTACTATTTACAGGTTTCATGCAGGTAGTAGTCTTAAAGATAATGGAGAGATAGTTTGGGCTGGTAATACTTATCAAAGATTTCCTGTAAAAGCTGAAGGTTTTGCTTTTAGAAAAGGACAACTTCCTCGACCTACATTAACTTTAAGCAATGCTCTTGGAACAATTACATCTATTTTATTAACAGTAAATAATACAACTGTTGGTAATGATTTAACAGGTGCAACTGTCACTCGTATCAGAACTCTTGCAAGATTTTTAGATGCTGTTAATTTTCCTGGAGACATAAATCCTTATGGAACACCAGATGCTACAGCAGAGTTTCCGCAGGAAATTTATAAAATAGATAGGAAATCAGCAGAAAATAGAGATGCAGTACAATTTGAACTTGCATCAGTGTTTGATCTTGCTGGTATTCGTGCTGGTAGACAATGCACCAGAACAGAGTTTCCTTCTATTGGTACGGCTATAGGATGAATTGGAAAAACGCTGCTCTTAATCATGCTGAAACAGAAGATCCAAAAGAATCTGTTGGTCTTTTGTTAAATATCAGGGGTAAAGAAAGATATTATCCTTGTCGTAATCTTTCAATGACAGCACATCAATGCTTTATTTTAGATCCAGAAGATTATGTAAAGGCTACAAATGTAGGAGAAGTAACTGCTGTTGTTCATAGTCATCCGACAACACCTCCAGAAGCTAGTCAAGCAGATAAAGTTGCGTGTGAACAAAGTGGACTTCCATGGCATATTGTTAATCCTAAGACAAAACAATGGGGATATTATGAACCGCAGGGATATGAAGCACCTTTACTTGGTCGGCAATGGGTATGGGGGATTACAGATTGTTGGAGTTTAGTAAGAGATTATTACAAGCAAGAAAGAGGTATAGAGTTGAAAGATTATGAAAGACCAATTACTCCAGAAGAGTTTATGAAAGATCCTTTATTTGAAAGTTACGCTTGGAGAACAGGATTTAGAGAACTTAGACCCGATGAAAAATTACAAACTGGAGATGTTTTATTAATGAGTATTTTAGATTCAACTTTAAATCATGTAGCTATTTTCCTTGGAGATGAGGTATTACATCATTTAACCGATAGACTATCTTGTAGAGAGCCATATTCTTCTTGGTTGTTAAAATGTACAGGAAAGAGGTATCGTTATGCTTCGTAAAATAAAATTATATGGAGAACTTGCAAACTTTATAGGACATAAAGAGTTTGAAGTAAAAGTAGAAAGTTTATCTCATGCTGTTAGTTTTTTGATAAATAACTTTGAGGGTGTAGAAAAATATATGAGTCCTAAACATTATCAAGTAAAAGTTGGTAATTATGCTGTTGATGAATCAGAATTATGCCATCCTATTGGTCAAGAAGATATACATTTTATTCCTGTTATTACTGGTGCTGGTCGAGGTATTGGAAAAGTATTATTAGGTGCTGCGTTGATTGCAGGTGCGTTTATGTTTTCTCCCATGACTCTTGGATCTTTTACAGCAAAAGGTATAGCAGCAGGAGCAACTCCATTTGCCAAAATAGGATTTTTAGCTAAAGCTTCTCTATACGTTGGAACATCTTTAGTAATATCAGGTGTTAGTGATATGTTATTTCCTCTGCCTAAATTTGAAGGGTTTGAATCAGAAGAAGATCCTAGATTATCTTTTAATTTTAATGGCATACAAAATACATCAAGAGCTGGTACACCTGTGCCTATAGTTTACGGAGAAATATTCACTGGATCGGTTGTAATTAGTGCTTCGGTAGACACTGAACAGGTACAGGCATGACAGATATTAAACGTATTATTAGAGGTGCAAAAGGTGGGAATCCATCCCCTCCAAAACCCACTAGAGAACCTGATACTCTTCACAGTAGACAGTATGCAACTTTTTTAGATTTAATATCAGAAGGAGAAATAGAAGGTTTTGCTACTGCATCTAAAGAAGGCAGAACAAAAGGTACAACTGCATATAATAATGCTGCATTGAAAGATGTATTTTTGAATGATACTCCTGTTATTAGAGCTTCAGCAGATTCTACTGATATTCAAGATGTAGATAGAAATTTTCAAAATGTAACTTTTAATCCTAGATTTGGTACTGATAGTCAAACTCCTATACCAAATATAGATAGTAGTGTATCTACAACAAATGTCGGTGTAACAGTAACAAAAGCTACTCCAGTAACTAGACAGATTACAAATACAAATGTTGATAAGGTAAGAGTATCTGTTACTTTCCCTCAACTACAGAAAGCAACTGATGATGGAGATTTGCTTGGCAGTGAAGTTACTTTATCTATAGCTGTTCAATATAATTCTGGTGGTTTTACAACTGTTATAACTGACACAATAAAAGGTAGAAGTGGAGATGCGTACCAAAGAGATTATGGTATAGAACTTACAGGTGCATTTCCAGTAGACATTAGAGTAAGTAGAGTCACAGATGATGCTACAGACACTAATTTACAAGATACTTTTCAGTGGACAAGTTTTGGCGAAATAATTGAAGAATCTCGTAATTATAACAACAGTGCTTATACTGCTTTGCGTTTGGATTCAATGCAGTTCAGTTCGATTCCTGATAGAAAATTTAGGATAAGAGGAATTAAAGTAAGAATACCAGGTGCAGGTGCATCTAGCTCTGGCACTCCTACTGTTGACAGTACGACAGGTAGAATAGTGTATCCAGACGGATATATTTTTAACGGAGTTATGGGAGCAGCTACATGGTGTTCATGTCCTGCGATGATTCTGCTTGATCTCTTAACCACAAGTAGATATGGATTTGGAGATCACATAACAGATAGTTCTCTTGATCTTTTTAGTTTTGTAAATGCAAGTAAGTTTGCTAATACTCTTGTTGATGATGGTGCTGGAGGACAGGAAGCTAGATTTAGTTGCAATGTAAATATACAAAGTCCTAAAGAAGCCTTTGACTTAATAAATGAATTAGCAGGTGTTATGAGGTGTATGCCAATATGGTCTGCTGGTTCAATAACAATTACACAAGATAAACCTAGAGATCCAAGTTATTTATTTAGTCTCTCAAATGTAACCGAAGAGGGTTTTTCATATTCTGGTAGCAGCTTAAAAACAAGACATAGTGTTGTATCTGTTTCATATTTCAATATGGATAGCCAAGAAGTTGATTTTGAAGTGCATGAAGATACAGATTTGATAGCAAAAATAGGCACAGTTATTAAAAAAGTCAAAGCATTTGCTTGTACTTCAAGAGGTCAAGCCAGAAGATTAGCAAAGGCTATTGTATTTGCTGAAAATAATGAATCAGAAATTGTTACTTTTGCAACATCTATTGACGCTGGTGCGGTTGTAAGACCTGGTGCAATTATTGAAATTCAAGATCCAGTAAGAGCAGGAGTAAGAAGAGGAGGAAGATTATCTGCTGTTACTTCTACTACTGTTGTTACTGTTGATGATACTTCTGCTACTGATTTAGCTGTAGATGCTAGTGGTAATCCTGTTGGAGATGCAACATTAGCTGTAATTTTACCCGATGGTACTTTTGAAAGTAAGTCAATCTCATCTGTCTCAGGTGGCACTATCACTGTAAGTTCTGCTTTTTCTCAAACTCCTAATGTAAATACAAACTTTCTTATATCAAACGTAACTACTCAATCTCAGTTATTCAGAGTAATAACAGTAGAAGAAAATGATGGGATAAATTATGCAATCACAGCCTTATCTTATGTCGAAGGTAAATATGCTTTTATTGAAGATGGAGAAGCATTACCAGCTAGAGTTGTTTCTAAATTAAATGAACCAGCTAACCCTCCTTCTAACGTTACTGCTGTTGAAAGAATATTTCCTATTAATAATCAGGCTGTATCAAAGATTATTATTAGTTGGCAACCAATAGTCGGTGTTACTGAATATCAGGTTAATTACAGATTTGGCAATGATAATTTTATTAGTGAAAAAGTAGCTAGACCTGACTTTGAAATAGTGAACAGTAGAAAAGGAACTTATACGATTCAAGTATTTTCTTATAATGTTCAAAACGTAATATCAGCTAGTTCAAGTAATTTAACTTTTGAAGCTGTTGGTAAGACAGCAGTTCCACAAGATGTTACAGGGTTATTAGTTGAGCCAGTATCAGATCAGTTTATAAGACTACGTTTTGATAAGGCTACAGATATTGACGTTACGCATGGTGGAAACGTGGTTGTCAGACATAGTAACCTTACAGATGGAACGGGAACATTTACTAATTCAGTTGATATCATTCCTGCTTTACCAGGAAACGTATCTGAGACATTAGTACCAGCAGTAGATGGAGAGTATATTCTTAAATTCAGAGATGATGGTGGCAGACTAAGTTCTGGAGAAACTTCCGTTGTTGTAACAACTCCTGATCCTGTACCTAAGTTACTTGTATTAGCAGATAGAGAAGATACTGATGCGACTCCTTTTGCTGGAGATAAAGTTGATTGTTTCTTTTCTGATGATGTAAACGGACTTGTTCTTGGATCGTTAGAAACATTAGATAGTGTAACTGATTTTGATACTATCGCTGACTTTGACTTTCTTGGTGCTGTTGATATTACTGGAGGTCATTATGATTTCGCTTCTAAATTGGATTTAGGTGGCAAGCAACCACTAAGATTAAAACGTCATTTTGTTACACAGGGTTTTTATCCAAATGATCTAATTGATAAAAGATCAGGAAACATTGATACCTGGACAGATTTTGATGGTGCTACTGCCTTTGACGTAAATGCAAAACTATTGGTGGCAACAACTGACAGTGATCCAGCTACATCTGATTCGGCAACTTATACCCAATCTGGAACGACAATAACAGTAACAAAATCTAGTCATGGATTCAGTGCTGGTACTTTTGTCGATATTGATTTTACAAGTGGTGGTGCAACTGATGGATATTTTGAGGTTCAATCCGTTCCAAGTAGCAGTACATTTACTGTTACTGCATCATCCAGTGCAACAATATCAAGTAGCAACTGTAATATTGGAGCAGGATTTACTAAATTCAACACCCTTGCCAATGGAACATTCATTGGTCGAGGATTTAGGTTTAGATGTCAAATGGACTCAGATGACCCTGCACAATCTATAGAAGTGGATCAACTTGGTTACACAGCAGAACTTGATAGTAGAACTGAAACTGTAAATACTGCAATAGCATCTGGTACGTCAAGTAAAGCAGTTACGTTCCAACACGCTTTCTTTACAGGAACATCTGAACTTGGAGGATCTACTTCTGCTTATCTGCCTAATATTGGAATCACCATAGAAAATGCACAATCAGGCGATTTCTTTGTTTTGTCTAGTATTTCTGGAACGGGTTTTACTATTGATATAAAGAATGGCTCTAGTTTTGTTAATAGAAATTTCAAATATGCTGCAACGGGATTTGGGCGTGGTAGTTAATTTTAAAGTAGGATATACTTAGATAAAAAATTGGATTAGACAATGAGCCAGCACGATATGATAATTGATAACTCCACGGGAGCCAACGTGAGAGCAGACATCAATAATGCACTAGGAGCAATAGCAACAAATAATTCAGGATCTTCAGCACCATCTACAAACTACGCTAGTCAATATTTTGCAAATACTAATACTAGTATGATGCAGCTTAGAAATACTGCTAACAATGCTCATATAAATTTATTTAGTCTTGCTGGCGCACCTGCTTTTCCATTAGATGGAACAATTAATAGTATAAATATAGGAAAAGGAGCAAACTCTGTTGCTGGTAACACTGTTTTTGGAGAAAGTGCTTTAGATGCTTCTGTTACTGGTGGACTTAACACGGCTATAGGAAAAAATTCCTTATCAGCTTTAACTAGTGGAATAAAAAACACTGCGGTAGGCCATGATTCTTTATTGTTAAACACTACTGGTACATTGAATGTAGCTATAGGTCAAGCTACTTTAGATGCTAACACTAGTGGGTCACAGAATACTGCCTGTGGAGAGGGAGCTTTGTCAGAAAATACTACCGCTAATAATAATACAGCTGTAGGATATCAAGCTTTAGAAGAAAATACAACTGGTGCAAATAATGTAGCCGTTGGTTCTAGAGCCTTAGATGCGAACACTACAGGAGGTTCAAACACAGTTGTCGGAGATCAAGCTTTAAGTGAAAATTCAACAGGAGGGTCTAATACAGCAGTTGGACAAGGTGCTTTATATGCAAATACAACAGCTTCTAACAATACAGCTGTAGGTAAAGATGCATTAGTAGCAAACACAACTGGTGCTGGTAACGTTGCTGTTGGATATCGTGCCGCAGATTCAAATACTACAGGAACAAGACTTGTTGCGATTGGTCTTGATGCACTAGCTACAAGCACTACTGCAAATGATAATACTGCTGTTGGTTATAATTGCTTGAACGCAAATACTTCTGGGACTAATAATACAAGCATTGGTGGGTATTCTTTAGATGCTAATACTACAGGATCTCAAAACTCTGCTCTAGGTATTGGTGCTTTAGGTAATAACACAACTGCTGATGACAATACTGGACTCGGTTTTTCTGCTTTACATATAAATACCACTGGAACATCCAACGTAGCCGTAGGTGCTTATGCCTTAAGAAATAACACAACTGCGTCTGATAACGTAGCTTTAGGAAAAAATGCGTTATATACAAACACAACTGGTTCTTCAAACACAGCGTTAGGCTCTGTATGTCTAGATGAGAATACGACAGGAAGTAATAATACTGCTATAGGTAGGTCAACTTTAGGAGAGAATACTACTGCAAGTGATAATACTGGAGTTGGTTACAACGCATTAGGAGCAAACACAACTGGAGCATCAAATGATGCTGTAGGAGCTAATGCTTTAGATGCTAATACAACAGGCAGTAACAATGCTTCTTTTGGATCTCATTCATTAGGTGCAAATACAACAGGATCTTCAAACACTGCGGTTGGAAAACAAGCACTTCATAACAACACAACTGCTGATAATAATGTTGCTGTTGGTAAAGATTCTTTATTTACTAATAATACAGGAGCTAATAATATAGCTGTAGGAACATCGGCTTTATATTCAAACACAACTGCGTCTGATAACGTAGCTTTAGGAAAAAATGCCTTATATACAAACACAACTGGATCTCAAAATACTGCTTTAGGTTCGCTTGCCTTAAGATATACGACCACAGGTACTCATAATGTTGGTATTGGTTATCTTGCTTTAGATGCCAACACAACTGGAGGAAGTAATGTAGCAGTTGGCTCTAGAGCCTTAGATGCAAACACAACGGCAAGTAATAATGTAGCTTTAGGTTATGAAGCATTAACAGCAAACACAACTGGAGGTAATAATGTAGCATTAGGTACTTTTGTTTTAGATGCTAATACTACGGCTAGTGATAATGTAGGAGTTGGACATAATGCCTTAACTACAAACACAACTGGAACATATAATGTAGCAATAGGTTCAGCGTGTTTAGATGCTAATACCACTGCTGATCATAATACTGGGGTAGGATATGCAGCTTTAGGAGCAAACACGACAGGAGAAAAAAATACTGCGGTGGGTAAGGACTCTTTATTATTAAACACCACTGGCACATTGAATGTAGCTGTAGGTCAAGCCGCTATGGATGCTAATACAACAGGTTCACAAAACACTGCTTGTGGAGAGGGGGCTTTATCAGAAAATACTACTGCAAATGACAATACTGCGGTAGGCTATCACTCCCTAGAAGTAAACACAACTGGAACGCAAAACACAGCTGTAGGTAAAGATGCTTTAGATGCTTGTACAACAGGTAGTTCAAATGCAGCGTTTGGTTTTGAAGCTGGCACTGCGGTAACTACAGGGTCTGATAATACAATGATCGGCCAAGAAGCTGGACAGGATATAACAACAGGAGGTAATAATGTAGTAATTGGACATGACGCTGGCAGATCCAATTCACCTTCTGGAAGTTTAACTACAGACAACAATGTTGTGTGTTTAGGAAATAATGATATTACAAGTTTCTATTGCAAAATTTCTACAATACAAACTTCTGACATAAGAGATAAAACTGATATTAATGACTTTACATATGGACTTTCATGGGTTGAAAAGCTACGCCCTGTGACTTACAAATGGGATATGAGATCAAAATATGAAGATGGTGTACCTAATGGAAGTAAAAAGGAAGAAAAATTACATCTTGGATTTATTGCACAAGAAGAATTAGAAATAGAAAAAGAGCATGGTTTTGCAAATGATAAAAACGATATGCTTCTTGTTAATAAAAATGCTGATGGAAATTATGGTATGCATTATGACCGACTTGTACCAATTCTTGTTAATGCTATAAAAGAGCTATCCGTAAAAGTCACAGCCCTCGAAGCAGGGTAAACTGTAAACAACTACTTTTTTTATCATGGAAGAAAGAACCGCAGATGAAATCGCAGCAATCTTCTCTGCTGCTGGTGATAGCGTTACTGTAATAGGTATTGCTCAAACATCAGATGAAACTGATGATGAGTACAAAGACAGGATCAAGCGTAATGTAGAGCATCTTGAAATTATCAAAGCCTACAAAAAAGTAGATGAAGAAACTTCTATTTGGACATCAGAAGATTTTACAGCTATTGATAAAGCTATCACTGATGGTAAAAAACTCTATTAAATTATGAATTTACAAGAAAGATTACAACAACTTGCTGTTGAAAGGCAAAACCTTATTGTTGCTTTGCATGAAGTTAACGGTGCGATGAAGATTTTGGAACAGCAGATTCTTGAGATTCAAGAGACATCCGAAGCAAACCAGCCATCAGATACAGAGGCATCAACCCCACAAGAAGCAACAGCACCATCAGAGTAAGTGGTGCTACCATTTTATTAAGTAATTCTTTGACCATATGTTTCAAAAAATCGCAAACATTTTAAGTATTGTCTCATTTGTAATGGTAACTTCTGTTATTGGTGGAGGGTACTTTGGTTACAAGTATGTAACTTCAGAACAATTCCAGACAAAGATGATGAATAAAGTTCTTGGTAGTGTACAAGAAATGATGCCTAAAGTATTAGAAAAAGGATTACCTAAAGTTACTGGTCCATCAATGCCTGTACCAAAAGGTTTACCTAAATTATGAACTGTTATTGGTGCGGTACAGAGTTAATCATAGGTGGCGATATTGATATTGAAGAGGATATGAATGGTTATCCTGAGTTTTCGGTGATGACTAATTTGTCTTGTCCTAAATGCTTCTCAGAGGTAGAGGTATTAAAGAAACGAGATGCCTACGATTGAAATACCTGACATAAGTATTCCTGAGATTTACATTCCAGACGTTCCAGAAATATATACTCCTCATTACATAACTATTACTGAGCCACCTGATATTGATGTTCCTGGTTGTACCTATCAGCATCGTGATATAAAAAATACTGGTAATCGTAATTTATTATTGGAAGATCCTAATGGTGTATATACAACGTGTGATTTTCCGTTTCCTGGTTTTGTACCTCTTGACTATACACCTGAGAATCTTGTCATTACAGAAGAACCGCTTGTCAATAATGAACCACCGCCCTTACCAGAATCAAAGCAACCAGAAATACCAGAAATTAAAAAAGATAAAGATATTGAATTAGAACCTTGTCCTAGTAAGAAAGATCAGAGGGTTGGAGATTTTCGTAACGAAAAACGATTGGAACGTGTTATCCGGCATGAAAGAGGGCAAGATGGGATTGAATGTATAACTTTGTATGAAGACGTACCTTTTGTGGATCAATACATCCCAGAACTTAGTACTATTGTCTCTACTGCTGTTATCGGTCTTGTGGCTGCGAGTTCTCCTCTTATTCTTAATATAATAAAACCAGCTATTAAAAATATATTTAAGAAATTAACTACTAAGAAAAAAGATAAGGTAAAATAATAAAACCCTATTCTCCAAGGCAATGGATAGGGCGTCTAGGTAGACAAGTCTAACCTGCTTGTCTACTGCTTTAATTCGTGCGTATGTGGGATAACTTGATTTGGGGGGATGTTAACAATAATATCTTCACAGGTAATAGCACTAGGAGTGTTAGGTTTAAATGTAGCTCCAAGTTTTGCTTGCTCTGCACATATTTTTAAACGATACAAACTAACTTCCATCGCCAGTTTTTTGTATAGTAATTCTTGATTTTTTATATTAACTTCAGTTGCCCTATGACAAAGAGCAGGAGATTTGCCTAACGGAATATTAAACTGTGCAGAGATCCCATAATTTAAATTGAAGCTATCTTTTTCAAATCTAGGAATTTCTGAATAATATTTTATTTCACCTGTATCTTCATCGTATATTGGAGTTCTGGTAACAGTTTCTTTAGGTAGGGCAAAGGACCAACTATCTGTTACATAGGGTGTAATTGTAAGGCTAGGAGAAGCGCAAACTATGCCTTGACTCATCCTAAAACTTGGCATAGAGGAAGGTGTAATCATAGTTGCATTATTATTAACTACGCCCTGTGCGTTTGAACTTGGAGAAGCTACTGTTGTATTAGCCAAAACCCTTGCAGGGCAAAGGATTATAGCTATTGCCCAAATGTAGTTGTAGTTTCTGTGGTTGTACTTGTATTTATTTGACGACTTATACTTGTGACTGTATCTAGCCCTGGAGTTATCAGTGTTTCTTGGATTGAGAAGGCTGCTCCATCGTTTGATATGAACCAACGAGGAATAGCTTCTAAGTTTGGTGAAGTCCAATTAAAATTTACTCCCCCGACTGTTTGTTGGTTCGTAGTCGTAGGAGTAGGATTGATATATCCCGTTTCAGATTTAATATTATGTCCTGATGCTGAGTATGAGTATCCTGTCCGATATTGATGGCTCGTAATTGTTTCATTAATTATTGATTCAGATGTACTTGATGTTGTAGAGCTTCCTGTACGAAACTGTGGAACTACAGGAACAGCAAGTGTTCTTATAGGTAATGTTAATAAAACTAGCAACCAAAGTCTAGTCAATCTATGGTTATGGTTACTTTAGTTGAACCTACGCAACTTGTACCTGACCCTCCAGCGGTACAGGTATGGACTCCAGAACTCAATGACGTTAAAGCGAGAGATCCAGCTGTACCACCTGATCCAACAGTAGTCTGTCCACCCAATACTGGTAATGCTGCGATACCCGAACTAGGAGTTACAGCAGATGGTGTGGCATCTCCCATAGTAACCGACTCGGTTTTTGAGAAGGCCGATCCCGCTGTCGTGATAGTTGTATCTGTTTGAATCATTGCTGGCACTCCATTACTGAGGCTGCCAACATTAATACCACCTATTTTTCCTGACGTAGTTGTATCTCCTACAGTTACAGATGGTGTAATATTATTTCCGCTTAATGAATATGTAGTTCCTACCTTATTAGTAACGACATAAGGCATATCAACTGTGATCTGTGCAGAGGTCACAAATTCTTGTTTTATATCTGCATAGGCTGGTGCAGATAGCATAAATAAAAATGGAAGTAGTTTTTTCATTGTTTTGGAGGAGTGCGGTCAGCCCTGATAACATCAGGTTTTTGTGTAATTAACTCAATGGGTTGTTTAATAATAATTGTTTGATAACCCCCAGGATTGTTAGTATTGACACCGTTCTCTCCTTCTTCTTTCTTCTTTTTCTTTGCTCCTTGTGCAGCATTAACACTAATACCTAGCCCACCTAGAATATTACCTAAAAGTCCAGCAGCAAAAGTGCTATCCACTCTTGGCTGGTCTGGTATATCTATACCAAATAATTTATTAGGTAGTTTTATATATCCAAGAGATAAAACTAATAAACACCAAGTTAAAATAAAAGCTTGAGCTACAGTAGAAACTAAAAAGGTGATTTTCTCCTGATAGTCAGGCTTGTCATCTTCTAATTCTTTTGTTTTTTGGGAGGAATCTTTTGGTTTCTCTGCCATAACTAGGATTTATTAGTCATACTATACATAAATATAGCTTAAATCAATGCCAGAGGTATATGGAGCGTTAATAGGGGCAGCAGCCACTGCCTTTCTTATGGTTTTATCTAATGTAAGTAATAGAAGAGAACGAGATATTAGAGAATTATTTAATAGATTAAATCAACTTGAAAAAACAGTGAGTAGGATAGAAGGTCAAAATCGTTAATATTTGTTATGTTTGGAATACAACATATATTCTTTTATGTACAAAATTTTAAAACCAATCTTAATGACGTTTTTAACAACAACTGCTGTTAAGAAATTAGTCATAGATTTATTAAAATCAATAGCTCAACAAACTACAAATACTCTTGATGATAGAGCAGTTGCAATGCTAGAAAAACAACTTTTTCCACCTGCAAAGAAATGAAAATTACTAAATTTCTCAATATTGACATAGAGCCAGCACCTCCAGAGTTGGAATTACAAATTGAAATGCAATGTAGAGAAATTATGAAAACTAATGATTTAGATGGATTAAAAAGATATTGCACTCACCTTATAAGAAAAAAATTTGATCAAGATATTTTTATGGCCTCATTACTAAACAGACTTATAGAACTGGAGGCTGATCGTGTTGTAGAGAAAATGAAAAAAACTAAACCAAGAAATCCTATTGCAAAGTTTTTTCGTATTCGTTAATTTCTTCATCAGTAAAATCTTTGATAAATAATTTTTCAATTTTATCAATTTCATAATTGTATTTAAGAACAGCAGTTCTTATATGTTCGCTTACCCAATTACCTTCATTTGTAACAACTTGAGCTTTACCTCTTTCATTAATAAATATGTAATGATCTTGTCCTTTCATTTGAATTTCTAAGAAATTCTTTTCTAAGTTTTTACGTCTTATTTCTTTAAGTTTGCGTAACTTAATCACAGACTTTCTTACTGGTTTCATTTTTTAAATATAAGGCATAGTTAAAAACATATGCCTTTTGTAAATAATTTTAAAATAGACCTTGAGTGTTGGGAGCACCCTCTATCTTTTGCGGATTAATGCTGCCATAAACACCGTAGTCTCCTTCCATCGCTTTAGCGTTGATATATATACATTTAGCTTCAACGTTTTTTTTCTGTGCGAAATCATAGACTTTTCCATCTGCTTGTTTTGTATTTACTAGGTTTTGTATATGTTCCATGAAATGTGTGACAGATTCAACTGGAATACATAAAGTTAATTGAGTACCAAATTTACCATCATTTATATTGAATTTGATAGGTAAAGGTAAAGCTGGATTAAATTGAGAATTAGTCATTGAAATAGTTTTGTAAAACAGTTTTGATAAATTGATTGGGAGGAACATTATTGTCTTTGCAATAAGTTCTTATTTTTTGAGCAAGTCGATCATCAGTTCTAATCGAAAAGATGTTTCTGTTGTAATCTTTATGGCGATCTAGCTTGCGTTCGTGAAGTTGATTTAGAACTTGTTTCCCTGCAAATTCTGCTTCTTCCTGAGTCATAGGGTTGAATCAATTTCATTTATTAGAAGTGTAAGGAACTTACCTTGTTCAGCAGTTCTTATGTCAGCAGGGCCAATTTTTTCTGCTGTTATGCCGTATTGTTTTTTGTATTTGTTCAATACTTCATCTTTTTTGTCAGGATACTGTTGAGATAAGTTCATAATTTTTTTTACAAGAACATCAAGAACAGGTTTCGCTATGGGGTTACCATAGTTCTTATCTTCAATGGATTCAATAGGTTCTCCTTCATCGTTTGGTTTGCTGGGAGTTCTTTTTATACGATCCTCTTTTTCAGCAGTTGATTGAGTTGTTGATTGAGTTAATGACATAGCATCATCATCTTCCTCAGAACCTATACCATAAGCTGCACCTAATGCATATCTTCTCGTATATGTAATTGCAATACCAAGATCATGCATGATGTTATAACCTCTAAGTTCTTTTAAAGGTAACTTGCTTTCTAATTTTTCCTCTTTGAAATACAAAGTCGTAATACAGATTGTAAGTACTTTGCCATCTTCAAGAGGTAAATAATCAAAAGTTTGTGTATGAGCAATACCAAGTTTCGCTGCTGGTTGTATTGCTCTAAGAACATCTTCAAGAGTTGAATACTTACGTTCAGTAGTTACAGATTTATTGGTTCTTTTATCTTTTCTAGTTTCTTTTGCTGTACCTGTCCTATCAGCAGATTGAACCTGTGATTGAAAGATGGCAAGAGCTTCAGAAAGAGTTTGTGGTGAATCTGTTGTAGATTTCTTTGTGGTCATGTTTAATTAAGTATTAGTATACTATTAGTATACTAATCACAAATAGAGGATATTGCAATATATGCTCCTGGCAATTCATCTTTATTTACATATCTTTTCTTTGTATTAAGTTCGACAACAAGAGAATCATCTTCCAACACACTTCCACCTGCACTAACAGACAATCCATCCAAAGTAGATCTTGAAAGCTTATCAATATCACCATTACCTCTACTTGTGCAATATTGAGGTGCTGAAGGTTTTAAGACTTCCGCATTCTTACCAGTTCCATAATGTGATTTAGGTCTAGGAAAAACAAATTCTATATCTGCTTTTACAGGCAAGTTCAATGCTCCGCTGTTATAACATTCAAGTGCAGCTTCCTTAACGTCATTTCTCCAAGGTTTTACCTTCTTAGATGCTTCGATCATCGCACCATATCTTGTTAATGTCTTAGATCCTTGAGGAGCAGGGATTCCTACTACCCTTATTGTTATTTCGTTCATGCTGCGTTTCCTAATACAAAAACTGGTTGATACCATCTCATTTTACGTTCCTTACGTTTAGCTCCTTTCAATACTGTATGCCAATGACCTCTTCGCCAATGTGGTCTTAACTTTCTTTTATTTCCAGTAACAATCAACATATCTTCATCCTGTTTTGGTTTCAGTTTGACAACTCTTGTTGTAAAGTCTTTTCCCACCCAACAAATAGCTCTTGGTTTGATATCACTTTGTACTTTGTATTTTTCTTGTAAAGGTACAATTTTAGATGGGATATATTCTTCAGTAATAATATCTGGCTGTTGATTCATTAGTAGAAGCAGATTTACAACTGTCTTAAAATGATCTTGTATTATGTGATTCTCAACTTCTGTAAATTGCAGTATTTTAAATATCTTTAAATTTTTCCAGTTAAATGCGTAATAATAAATTTTATTCGGTTCGATTACAAAATTAACAAATACATCAAATTTAAATTTTGGATTTATCAACATATCTTTAGCATCATTTATCCCCCATTTATGACATTCAATAAATGAATATTTGATATTATTAATCTTATTTGAATGCAATAAAAAGAAACTTGGATTGACTACGTTTGGATTTTCTGTAAGTTGTAAGTTATCGATATTTGTATTTATCAATGAATTACATAAATCATCTTTTAAGTAGTAAGCAGGAGAGTCATAGATGTATTGTTTACTTCTGTGTTTACAGTTGATATGTTCTCTTGCCAAATCCTGCCAGGAATAAAAGTTTTGAGGTGATTTGTATTTGTATAAGAATTGTCCTCTGGTAATTTTTGGTTTAGTTTCAAGTACAACTTCTTTTACTTCAGTTTCCTGTTTCTTACGTTTTTCTGCGAAAGCCTCGGATAAATCTTTCTTAACTTTTTGTTTGTTAAGTTTTGGAAGTTCATTTGGATCATTAACAGTAATCCATTTATCACCTACTTTCATTTTTAGGTTTCCTGTATTTGGATGAACCCATAAATCACCTTCTTTTGCATCACCTCTACGTTCAACTATTTTTCTTTCATTTGTTTCTTCTTCGACAGTATAAAGATTTGAATCATTTGTATTAAAAAATAAAGCTCCATCCATTGATACAGTTTGACCACTAGGACTTGTAATGGTTGGTTGAGATTGAATAATTTTTTCTTTACTTCTGTATTTCCCACCTCTTTTTTTATATTCAGACTTTATCCAAGCTGTAGCATACGATGATGGATAAACCTTGAATTTGTTTTTAGCTTCCTGTTTTATCTTTGCAAAAAGACTTGTATTAAGACATTGATTTTGTAACTTTCCATAAGCCTTATCAATATATTTTTGTTTACCTTTTTCTTTGTAATATTTTTCTAATCGTTTTTTATATTCTTCTTTTGATAAACGCTTACCTTTTTCAAACTCTGATGGCTTTGGCATCTTTAATTAAATAATAGATATATTCATATATAACTATATACCAAATTATATCATCCTTCAAGTTCTTATTAGATTCTGATATCTTTCCATTCAATTTTATCCAAAGGACAGTGATAAAACTCCTGACTAACATTTTCATAGTTCCCACATTTCACTTTTTTTGTAAACCAATGATCAAAAGTATTTGTTTTAACTAAAGCAGCATGAGTCCTTGTCTTATTTAAAATGTAATAACAAGTAGGAGGATTAGGTAATGTTCTATCATAAGAATCTTTTTCACAAACCATAAAATTTTTAAAAGGCCAATCGTTTAAATTAGTAAATTCAGCATTCAATCCTTTAACTTCAATTCTTACCCATTTCTCTTTATCTTGTATAAATAAATCCCCATCATCTGCATATTCTTTATGACTAGAGGCGGTAGGAGAACATTTCTGTCCATTGATACGAATGGTAAAACCATGATGATGAAAATAATGAGCAACAATAAATAAAGCTTTTGTACTTTCTTTTAAGTGTTCTGTGAATTTTTTATGATTCTCTGTTGTCATTAACCTTCAAGTTCTCTGATACGTCTTTGAATATCATCAAATGCTACAACATATTCTTTATCTGTAATCTCTTGTTGAAACCATTGCCATTCAATCGTTGCAATCTCATTATTTAATTTTGTAATCAAATACTTTTTTCTTTGATCAAGTTCCCTATAGAAACATTTCATTTCATTATTTTCCATTTTCTTCTTAGTTTTGCATTTAATTGTTTTGTTTTTTGTCTTTTCAGACTTAAATAAGTCTCATTAAGTTCTTCGATCAGATGTTCAAAATCTCCTTGAGATGACATCTCCAATGACCTTTCAAAGTTAACAATAGAAGCTTTGATTAGCTCTAAGTCTCTACCTGAGACATCAAGTATATATCTCATTTTTTACTCCACTCAGCGATAAGTTTTTTTAGCTCCTCGATACGTTTACGAGCAGCTTCTATTCTTTCTTCTTTTTTCATTAAAACACCTCTTGTTTAGCTTCAAACTTTTCCCAGGCTTCCTGCCAAGCATCTTTACATCTTTGCACAGGTTGATCTTCATTTAACATACATTTTCCCTTATATGCCCAGACAGTATTACAGATATCTGGCTCTATATCACAATTTAGTTTCAACATTTCGATGTAGCAACCTAATTGTCTATCAGTTTTATAAGGTTCTGTCCAACCTGTTTTTTTCTTAAAATCAAACTTTAAGGCAGATGCACCTTTAGTTTTAAGATCAATCAATCTAATCTTCTTAGCCTTAGTGTCATAACCAATAAGATCAAGTTGACCTCCTAAGTCTTTATCAGGATTGCTCATCATATATTCAACACCCATAGGTTCAAAATGTGTGAACAGTTCCAGCTCAAACAATGGGATAGCCCATTCTTCATATTCACCCATATCGATATCATCAGCACCTAACATCTTCTGTTCTAAACAATAATGAACAGTTTCTCCTCTTGGTTGCCATATATGTCTTAGTCTTTCAATATTCTTTTTGGCTTCTTCATCTAAATCACTACATACTTGAGTAGTTGAATATTTTAGCCATTTATTAGACTTCTCACAAAAATATTTATGTGTAGCTTCATGTCTGAAGATAGGAAGTCTGGAAAGTTTTTGAATAGTTTTCATGTTTAATTAAAAATAAGTTGGTAAATCTTTAGGATCAGTTAGTTCTACTTTTTCCTCTACAGGTTTTGGTTTTTTTATTTTTAACCTGGCAAGGTTTTTATACTCGATACCTTGATAACCTTGAGGAAAAGCAGGGTTGCCTTTGCAGTTGTTTACTACTTCTATCCAGCCTGGGGGTGGGGTATCTAAGTCTTTGAGAGTAAACTTACCTCTTTTGATTGCATCTTTAAGAGTTTTGATAACAGAAACATCAAATAATTTTTCCATTATGTTTTTTCCTCCAATCTTTGTAGTCTTTCATTTATTTCAACTATTGACTGAGTCATTATTTGCATAACATCTTTCATTTCTTGCTGTACTTTCAAACTCCTTTTATTATTTATTAAGGCTTCATGATGAAGGTATTTATTTTTGTCATGCCAAAAAGTCAGTTGTTTATAACCTTTTTCGAGATCAAGTATTTTGTTTTTTAATTGTTGTAAATCCATTATTGAAAACCTCCTTTAGCTGTAAATACTCTTGATGCTGGGTGATTGTTTTTTGGCTCTTCTGGTTTGTAACCCTTCTTAAGTGGGTATATATCCTTCCAACCAGCCGTAATTGCCTTCTCAAGAGCTTCTTTCCTATCTTGTGATGGAAATGACCTGAGGGTATCAAAGATGCGGTTAGCGACCTTTAAAGTACATGATGCACCTTTTTTCTTTCTTATAGGCCACCATTCAATTAAAAGATCTGCATATTCTTTTAAATCATCAGGTATTACTTCATGATTAATGACGTAATAAGAAAAAGGATCAGAAGCAACTGATTTTGATTTTCTTTTAGCAGAACTTTTCATCTTCTGTTTAAGAATTAGACGAATATACTGTGGAATGGTTAGCTCTTCTCCTCTACTTTCATTCAAATAAGCATGAAGATCAGAATCTAACCAAATACAAACTTTAGTTTTTTCCATTCATATTTATGTGTTCATTACTGACAGTAAATGATACTTATTCAAATGTCAAGCAGATATTTTAAAAATTCTTCTCTATATCCTATGTAATATGTATTTATATAATATATATATATT